TTACGCAACAACAGTACCCTCGCCATAGCCGGTTTCTTCCTGAAGTTCGCGTTTGGCAGCTTCAAGCGGACTCTCCCCTTCTTCGATGACTCCGGCAGGAATCTCATAGCAGGTCTTACCAAGGCCATGTCTGTATTGTTTCTCGAGAACAAACCGACTTTCGTCAGTAATTGCGATCACATTCACCCAATCGGGGTATTCCAGAACATAGAATTCATCATTGACCTCACCGCTAGGAATCTTTACGCTATCCTTCCTGACGGTGAGCCAAGGTCTTTTGAAGAGGTACTCATTCTTCAGCACTTCCCATTTTCCTTCCTCTGTAATCGCATTCTTCATATCGCAAAATTACGGATACTATATTACAACGAAATAGCTATGACAAAACATGAAGACATAACTCCATATGTTAATCATCATGCATGCCGGAAATATTCTTACGAAGGGTTCCAAACGATTCGACTAAATTCTTCATAGAGAACACTTCATTACCAGAATAAGACGCTTCTTTGTAAAGGATGCAATAGTAGAAGATAGCCGTAGCAGCAGACAAGTAATAATATGCTTGATATCTTGATAGACTAGTATTCAAAGAACTCTTAAATGGCGATGGAACATCTCCATGAAAGCGCTCACACCGTGATGTGAACAAAATACCATTGATGAACAAATCAATTCTGTCTGTTAAAGGAAGTGTTATAACTGTTTTTTTCGGAGTCCCCAAAACCACCTTTTCTCCACGTAAGATTTTTCCTAAAAGCAAAGCAGCATTACGCTGATTTTCAGGTGATGGAGAATCCTTTTTGATACCATATTTATCCTTAATCAGAGCATAAGTATCCCCTAAAATAGTCTTACACCTAGACTGAATCAGTTCGAGTTGCTGACTTACGCCGAGTTCTCGCTCATAATACATTCTTGCAAACATATAGCGAAGAAGCGGCAAAGGGATATGTTCTAGATACTCTTGAATCAAGCTTTTTAAGGATGGATCTTGATTGGCTAAAGCACTTATTATTTCACTAGATGCTCTAGTAACTAACACATGTGTACCCTCTGGACATGGCTTCCAATGAGTATTTCCATAGTTTACCAAGGATGCATCAAAGACTCTCCAAATAATATCAAAAGCCAAATCTGGATGATATGGTATCACGTCAAAAGAATCTAGATATAGAGAAAAAGCCTTATCAATAATTGGATTAGCATCAAAATAATCAAATGCATTTTCCTCGTTCAAAACAACGTTCGTCCATATAGGAGTGACTTTAAGGTAATCCTGAAGCCTGTCAAAAGCATCGTCTCTCCACATAGCTCCATCTGTCCAAGAATTATTGAAAGCAATTCTTTTTTTGACACAGTCAATTTCCTTTTGTCTACGAGTTTCTGCTTTGAGACGCTGAATATCTTCTAAAGATTTGTTTTGTTTCCTCATAACATTTATTGAACGATTTTGTTGAAAATGTTACCCATGCGAATGGCTTCCATTATATGAAGAACAAGTATATGAGTCCTATGGCAAACATCCATAAGTAATTCTGTATGAATTATTTTAGAGTCATCATCCTTATCATAAATGCTAATAGTCTGTGTTACAGTATCATACTTATAACTTTTATGTGAAAAACCATTTCGCAAGTCATTTGACAGAGCTGATAATAGCCATAGATTTGAAGGGTGATTGTTTTTTACTATTACCTCAATTTGATGTCCTGCCGTTAATGCGCAAAACGCATCAATACTATTGTATTTCGAATCTGACGAACCAAAATCATTGATAGAGCCATATGAAATGAAATTAGTAACAGCAATCATAAACGGCAAAATTGATGAGTAACACTCAAATGCTTCGGAATAAAGAGCCAATGCATTATCTACTGAGATAGTTGTTGTATATAATGGTTCAAAATGGGGGACCTCAAATTTACCGTTATTGAAGTAATACATACCCTGAAAAAACATGTCAATTTGCTCAACGTAGTGAGAGATCGTTAGATAAGCTTTGTCTCTCTTCCATTTACCAATCTTAATGCCTAAATTATTCATCTTATTCTTAATCGAAAGAATGTCTGTATGATTAGCCAATTTCAGACCTCTTTGATATGCCGACATAATTGGGAACACAACGTCTGAATACGGCTTCGAGGCGAAATTTCTATACGTCGCAAAAATCAAATCCTCATAGGCATCTATGGGATTATCTATTTCCTCGTATTTCTTATGTCCCAAGAGCGTTGCAAGTTTTTTTGAAAACGCAGGAATATTATTCCTTTGCAACATCGGAAGTAATTGCGAGAATATATTGGACAGATTGAGTACATTGTTCATAATCATTCCGACGACTGCCATATGGTTCTCTACTTCATGAACTTGAAGTGCCATGAAAACACTCAAGGAAGCCATAACCATATGCGGTTCTTCGAAACGAAAGAAATAATTTATCGAGGAATTAGGCAAAAGCGGATTATACCCAAGGACATAGCCATTATTTGCATCTTTTGGGTCAATTTCGTATGGCAATTGAAGAGACGAGTCAATAGACATCTCAATCATGTCGCCACAATCTGGGCATACAAAACTCAAATGCCATCCATTTTTGATAGTTACATCCATTTGTAGTTTTATAATAAAGCAACAATCACATGTCGGGCATTGAATATATTTAGGTATAGTCATAACTTTAGTCTCAATCTATTTATTTATAAACTCAAAGTTATGAAAAAAGCCCAAGATGTAAAAGAAATGCAACAAACACAAAAACCTACAAACCTACCCATTTTCTTTTCTAAGTATATTATTGAACACTACCAATAAAAGAAGCCCTGACACGCATCACTGCGAGCCAGGGCTGTTTGCCCTGCGTATAAGTGAGGGCGTAAAAACAAGGGAGTCCAAGAACCAGGACTCCACTACGAAGATAACTATTTTCGTGCATTCAGGTTCATCATCTCCTGAAGCAGCACGGCCTGTTTCCTTGCGCTTGGCAGGAGTCTCACCCGGTCGCAGATATCCTTGTATTCCTTCTTAGTGAGAGATGACGCCAGGGACATCCTCATGAGAGCTTCATCCAAATCTTCCACGTCCTCACCATAATCACCGTCAAATGCCTTGACGACAAGTCTGGTCTTGCTGATGGCCGTGAATCCATCTTTCGACAAGTCCCCGCTTTCAAGGAGGAATACATACACGGAAAGCAACGGCCCTCCAGGATTCCATGTCGGGGCATTGCGTTCCATATCGCGGTCTCTCAGGTCTGCAAGGACCGTAAGAAACAAGTTGTCCGGATTGTCATCATCGATTTCGGAGCTGAAGCTCATCGCATCCAATTTTAGACGATGAAGTGAGGCGGTAGGTGTTTTCGGCTATGCCATCCGCAACAGGCGGCGAATTAGTTTGTCATTCTTTGACCTGAGCTCATCAATAGTGATATCCTTCTTCTGATACTCAGGCACTCTGTGATCTTGTCTAACTGCATTCATAGGCTTCTGGAGTGTGTTCTTTGTTGATCTTGCGTTTGTGTTCTGCTATCCTGCGAGGGTGTCTCCAAGACATTCAGGTCAGGAATAATTTCATTCATATTGAGTTCGTTTGCGATCCGTTGGGTCAAACGAAGGGTCTTGTCTATCAGGTCATCAGCAGCGGCTGCATCACTGACTGCTCTGGTTATAACTCCGGGATCATCAGATATAGCCTGGCTCCAGCTCTTAAGGTATTGCAGATTGTCTTCACGAATGCTGCTTTGAATACCAGTCGTGGATGAAAGGATAGCGGATCCGAGCTCTGCAACAAGTTCCTCGCGAGCATAGGATTCAGTTCCAAAGAAACCTGTCATGTCGCGTGATAGGCGTTGTTCCGTTCCTGTGGAATGGACCATCTCATGAGCCAGGGTGCCATAGAAATCCCTTTGATCAGGGAACCGTTCCTTATCGGGTACTACTATCCTGTCCTCAGATGGACTATAGTATTCCTTATCTCCGTCATTTCGTGTTATCGGGCACAGCCATTCCCCATTATCAAAAGCTTCGTCAAAAGCCTTGCAGCTGAACTCAACCGTGGTTTTCACAGACCCATTGATGGCATCCTGAAGCTTTGCGTACTGTTCGGGACGTTTGTCCTGAAAATCTGTCTGAGCGATATTGAAGACATTGTTGTAACTCATCGAGTACTTACGTATCCATTCCTTCCACTCATCACGTGGAAACTTGCGAAGGTCATCTTCACTTATCTTCTTACCATCCTTCTCATACCATTCCCTGAACCATACGACAGGAAAGCTCTTCTGACCCTTCTGAACGCAGACATCTAGTTTAGACGCTTGCTGCCAAGTCATGAAGACCGGAAGTTTCCAGTCCATCTTCTCACAAAGGAAAGCCAGAAGAAGCCGGTTGCTCCTTCTGTACTCCCTTCCTTTTATGTTCATAGGCGATGCTGTGCTGCTGATCCACGGTTTCTTCCAAGAATTCGAATCAATCTCATTGAAACGCTGCATAAATAGGTCAGCATACCGCTGCGCCACTTCCCTACTGTCCGCCATACCTATCTGCTACGTCCCTTGCCCTTCTTTGGAGCCTCTTCCTGAACGGCGGCAGCAATCTGCTCCTTTGCCTTCTTCTCTGCTTCCTGCGCCTCCTTGAGCCATTGCGGATGGGTAAACTCGTTCTTCCTTGCCACGGCACTGAACTGCACTCAGGCATCGAACCTGGAGCCATCAGACTTGACCATGTTCTTCAGATAGACCGCTTCCCCGGCGCAGTACTTCTTCATCTGATCTTCCGACAGCTTGACACCTGCTATCATGCCGTCCTTAGGACCATTTACTGCCTCAGCAGGATAGGTGACGAGTCTGTTGGTCTCCTTGTTCAGGCTGACGAGGTATTTCTTGGATCCATCCTTGCTCTCGACAACTGATCCGGCGTGTCCTGTGTCACAGAGATTCTTGACCTGGTCTTTGCTAAGTTCCACTCCGAAGACATAGAGCCTTGAGTTCTCTGTGATCTTCGGGCCGATGCACTGCATCTCAATCTTCACGGACTCTTTGCCCTGATAGCAGCGGATAGCTGCATTGCCGTCCAGATGCATGTCCCCTTCATTCCTGAAGAAAGGCAAAGGGCTGGTGAAACGGCCTGAAAGAAGGCGATCCATTGCCTCCTTGTTGTTCTCAATCTGCAATCTCTGGATTCCCCACGATTTGAGGGAATCCCATGGAATCTGTTCTGCTGTAAGTGTTGCCATGTTAGTTGTGTGTTTAGGGTTATTGTATTCGCTGACCTCTTGACTGCTGCTGTCCCTGGCAGAGCTTCTCCGTTTCATAGACCAAATAGTCATTGAGGTCATTGTATCTTGAATAGCAGGAACCCATGAACCTGACATCGGAATCCGGGCACCTGTCTTGAATTATTGTCTGCACACGTTTTCCTGATTCATCATTGTCAGTCCAGCACTCGATAGAGTCATGCGACTGAAGGAAAGGGATGGCTTCCGACACGTTTGCCGTTGAATTGAGAACTATCACATCATGCGGTGGTTCTACTGTCCTGAACAGCGTCAGATAGCTCAGATAATCCATGAAACCCTCGAAGACCAGGACTTTGCATTTGCCGGCATTCGGATAGAAGTGGCGGTCTTCCCTATCGAGAGGCCCCACGATGCTGCGCCCTTTGATTATGGTAGAGACACCTTGCCCATTGCATCCCTTGTAGAAAGAATTGCGTAATGCGAAAGAGCCCCGGTCATTAGGCAAAGATCTTCGGGGAATTGTCTTTGCTATCTCGTTTCATCTCATGTATATGATCCAGTCGATGTCATATCAGCTGGATCTTTTCTTCATATCGAAAACATACGTCAACAGATAATGCCTATCTTTGTCATCAAAGATCAGAATATGCCGATAAGACATACAGAGAAAGAGACCGCAGACAAAGTGATGGCGGCTCTGAAGAATCCATCCCGCCTGTTCAAGAGCAGCGTCATAAACTGGGCAGGCACAACCATCGACACGGATGTGCCGTATGTTGAAGTGATATCCAGGATCCTGCTCGACAACCTTGAGATTCTAGAATCGATTCCGTGTATAAGGAGGAGTCTCCAATACAGGACACAAGGACATGACGGAATCTTTGACGCCTCCAGTAACAGGAAGGAAGAGATCGTTGGAATGATTCTGTTCAACCAGAAGACAGTTTCACCCGACTATGGAGAAGTCCTGGACTATCAGATACCACTCAAGGCAAACGGTAGGGACAAGGTCGGATTCAAGGCATTCGACCTGCTTTCATATGACAAGGTCAGGAACACTGCATGGATCCTGGAGCTGAAGGTTTCCGATAACGAGAACGACTCGCTCCTTCACAGCGTCCTCGAGGCATACACTTATCTGAATACCGTCCACAGGGAAAAGCTCCTTGACGACTTTTCGCTGGATACTTCCACGGAGCTGAAGGCAGCCGTCCTCTCCATCGAAGGCGACAGAAGGCACAGGGAATACAAGGCGCTCGACTCTATGCCATTTCTTAAGCAACTCATATCGAGACTTATGATAGAAGTGTTCTTCCTTTCGAGGGAACCCGCTTTTTAATCATTAGTTATTTCATATAAATATAGCCGTTGACTATTATGTAACTAATTGATTATTAAATATCTTTTTGAAAAGATTTAACAACTTTTAACTCAAAAATTTTGGTGGACAGGTCTGATTTCGCTTATCTTTGCAGCATAATCAGACCAAATTGACGATGGACTCTCTTAAGGACATAATCAGCTCTTTCAAAGTCAATACTGTAGATGAAAGAAATCTTCTGAACAGCAATGAAGCACTCAATGTCTTCTATAAGGTTGCCGAGTGCATGCTGGCTGGACACTTCCTCGTGACTGACGGACACAAGGATGTTCTGGTACGACCTACTGTGCTCGAGTTCTATTACCATGAGGAGAAGAACGGAGGTATCAAGGAACCCATCGTTTACCACAAGACCCCTAAATCCGCTAAAACACAGAAACCACTCATTCCGACTGGTTTCCTCCACAATCACGTCTCCGGCATCGACCTGGCCTTCGAGCATGAGAATGACGGCTTTGTAAGAGCATCCGTCCTTATACGTGAGTTCCGTGTAGAGCTTCCGTTCTCAGAACCTTCGGACGACGTGGAAAGGGACATGATCGGATCGATGAAGGCATTCAGTATAACGCCTGGAGTTGACGATGATCATTCTACCAGACTATATGCAGCTCTGTTTTCTTCATTCAGTGTATTCGGAGATGGTTTCAACGTCAAATGGAAAGACGGAGACTCCCCTGCGGTCGTGGAATTTGTCAGTCCAAGAAAGAATGTCTACCAAGACAATGATAAGGCCAAGAGAATCCCTTGCTCCCGTAAATGGCAGGCCCGCATCAAAGCATAGAATAACCGCATAACATATGATCAAAGAATCTCTTTGCAACAGGGTGTATTTTTCTGCACTCTTGCCGGAGGCGTGTCCGGTAACATACAAGGGGCTCGTGGAAGTCCTCGACAGGCATGGTGTCCCCCACTCTCTTCTTGAAGGGACCAGGGACATCTGGTGCCGGGACTACATGCCGGTACAGATGACAGACCATGAGTTCGTTTCGTTCGACTACCATCCCGACTATCTTTTGGACACTCCGGCACACCGCAGGAGCATTTCGGACGGTTATGCAGTGGCAAAGGCCAACGGCTTCGATTACGTCCATGACAGGCGTGACATCAAGATCGACGGAGGCAACACTGTACATTCCGGAATGAAACTGATCCTTACCAGGAAGGTGTTCGAGGAGAATCCCGGCATACCTTATGACCACCTCTGCCAGAGTCTGCGTATGAGTCTTGGTGCGGAGCCGGTCTTCATCCCCTGGGACTCGAACGAGATATACGGCCATACTGATGGCGTCGTCAGGTTCATCGACGACGATACCGTTCTTATGACCAACTACGCCCAGTGGGACGCAAGGATGGCAGGGCGCTTCAGAAGATGCCTTGAGCCTCATTTCAGGACGATTCATGAGCTTCGTTTCGATGTCAGGAAACCATACAGGAACAACTGGGCATACATCAACTGGCTCCAGACCGACAATGTGCTGATCCTGCCAAGGTTCAATGTTCCGGAAGATGAACAGGCATTCGCACAGATATCCTCCCTGATGCCGGAATATGATGGCCATATAGAGATGGTCGACGCCACCGACCTTATACGTTACGAGGGATGTCTTAACTGTGCGAGCTGGACAGTCTATGAACCTAAGGAGGGACCAACATGGGAGATGTAAATCACAGGCCTGAAAGGAAGATCAGCGAATCAACATGGGTGGAAAATACTAGTATTTACGTAACAACAGAACAAAATAATCAATTTTCCGTTTCACGAAATATTGACGAAAACCATATAATACCAAGCAATACTATCCGATAAATTGACTATATTTGTCCAAATGTTAGCTGTCAGATTGATGGGAATCAAGGCATCCTTTTCAGGGTATTTCAGTTAACTTGTTGTAAGGCGATAGATGAGGCATCTCCAATATGGAGGTGATGGCAGAAAAGGCCGAAAAGAGGCGAAAATGTACCCATTTTGCCAATCTACGAGGTTTAATGCCATATTCTTATCAACTGATTATCAAGCAGTTATGAAGAATCTTCAAGTTTTTAGCGCGCATAACTTAAGTCATTGATAATCAATGCATTAAAATTCCTGCGTAGGAAAGTGATACGGAAATAGTGACACCTTTTTGAAGTGCAAAATTTACGAAAACACGCTTAACTATTTAATTATCAGTGAATTAAGAGAAACGTCAAATTTTTCGCGCAGCCACCTTAACTATTTGATATTCAATTAGTTAGCATTTAATGTATCAGAAAATAAAAGCCTAGTATTCAACTAGTTATATCTTAATTGAAAACTTGAATTGATATCCTCAAACTAGCTGAACCCAATTCTCTTCAGAGTTTACTTCGACTATTTCAAAGATTTCGCGATTATGTTGAGGGTTGAAGATGCTATATGAAAGCATCGTGTAAATAAATTGTGTATATGAATGTAGTTCAATTATATATAATGGCTTGCTATGGATAGTGATATTTGTTGCTATTTATTAGTCTTATTCCAAAATATCTTACTATTTTTGTGTGACGTATTGAAAAACACGAAAGTGTAGTTTATTCTTTCTGAACGAACCTAGGAAATTCGATTTTGCGAAAGGAATAAGCGCACTCCCTCGTCGTATTCAGTCCTGAATTACGGCGTGGAGTTGCACCATATTTATTCGCAAGGTTCTTTCTAGGACCGGTTCAGATAATTAAGTTCAACTTCACGCTTTCTTCGTGTAGTATCATATGCAAGCAAGGTAGACACACAATTACAGGATAAATATGAACAACTCACTGATTGCCAATTCTGGTATTCAGTTCTTCTCTAAGGAAATAGAGTTGAACTTGAACGATGGATTTAAACAGGTGTTTTATGAATGGTTTGACGAGGAACAGGTTGAACAGGTTCTTGAGTATGCTTACGAGATTAAGCAGCTTGGCGAATTTGTCAAGATGTCAGATTTGTTGAAGTATGGATTTATAGACCATTCTGGCAACCTGCTTGTTGAGCCTAATGTTATAGCAGCTAATCCGGAAGTAAGAACAATACACAAAGGAGACATTTCCGGATGTGCTGAACTATTCCGTCTCAAGTTAGAAGACAAGAACAGCTGCGTATTAGACAAATACCTAAATTGTTGGCTTCCTGCTCCCTACTATGAAGTTGATCAGACTGGCAACTTTAAACTAGGACCATACAACTGGTGTCGTTTCAAAATAGAACCAGTGTCTCAGGAGAATGGAGTTATCAAGGCGAATTAAGGGGGTAAAAACGAAATGTGATTGGTTGGAGATTGGAAGTGATTGAGAGTGTGGGAGTTGAGAAAATTGATGGAAAAACGAAATGTGACATTAGGTTAACATCGGGTTAACATTTGATGGGGATTTGAAGGGTGGTGTTTGAGTGGTGTTTAACTTGAGGGGCTTGAAAGGGAGCGAAAAGTTAACGCCGGCTGAAGAAAATAATGGAAGCTGTCTATAAAGACCGTTTTGACGGTTATATAGGCCGCTTTTATTGTATCCGGTAGTCTGGACGGCCTGGCGTTAAAAGAGCCCTAAAAAGGCGTTTAAATCGTCCGGATGGATATGCCGATAATAGAGCCTTTATCACTCTTTACAGATGTATGAAAAAATCGGCAAAAATAGAGTGGATGGTCACTTGGATGGTCATTTGGATGGTCATCTTAAAAACGAAATGTGTTTAATGGGTGGTCGTTTGGATGGTCAAATTTGTGTAAAAAATGACCTTATAATCGTAGGAAACTAACCGAAACCGCCTTGAAATTGCATTAAAAATGCCGTATAAGTACCCCAAAATGCACATTATTTTACAATAAAAAACCGCATAATCGCTTGAATAGTAACGGAAAAGTATTCAAAGGATATTAAAAAAGCGTGTGTGCGGTATAAAAGAAGAGTCACGGGATCGATACAAGATGCCGTGACTCTTCCTTATTATATATGATTTGCTTACTCTATCGTGTGGAATGTGATGGAGGCCTTGACGATGGCAAGAGCGTGAACGCTTTCAAGAGGAATGTCTTTCGGCTGGAAACGTTCGTTCTGGCTTACCAGTCGGATGTAGTCCGGGCGATCTGACTTCTGGACATATTTGACGACGGTGAAAGTGTCTCCGCCGGCTTCGAATGAGAGAAGATAGATCTGGCCCCAAAGGATACTGTCAAGGGTGAGCTCAAGTCTCTTGTAGATTATGATGTCTCCGGATTTGAGCAGCGGTGTCATAGACTCTCCCCTGACATAGATTGCACCATCAACCGGCGGAAGATTCGGAACACGAAGATAGTCCTCCGGATTGATATGGTTGTCTGTGAATATGGCCATCAGACCTGCGGTCGCGCTCAAATCATAGAGAGGAATGTCCTGGACATCCAACTTTCGGTCTGTGCTCAGGGCGAATGTGTGAGCTGGCTTAACTTCAGAAGAAGATTTAAGCATCTCTCCATCTCCGGTAAGAAGCCAATCTGAAGATATATTATAAGAATATACCAACTGGGACATAATTTCTGTACCAGCCATCATTCTTTTATTCAGAATTTCTGAAAATTTAGACGGCTTAACGCCCAATTCGTCAGCCAACGCCGATTTAGATAAGTCTGGCCGCGAATCGAGGATATATTCAATCGCTCGAATTGTCCTGTTGTTGATATCTATTTTATCTACCATAATTGTTAAATTTCAGAATTTCTGTTGTTAATTCAGAAATTCTGTATATATTTGCAAAAAGTTCATCTTGTGAACTCACGTTGCAAATATAGGCAAAAACGACAAACAACAGATATTATGGGAAATTTTATCAAAACATCGGTAATGCTTCGCGCCAAACTGGCAGAGCAGTTTGACGTGTCAGTAAACTGGGTCAAGAAGTCTCTGTGCTTCAAGACCAATTCGAAGACAGCCATCAAGATCAGGGAAGCTGCGCTGGCAGCCGGAGGAGAAGAACTGGAGACAAGCTTCTGCCCTGACTGCACTACAGAACACACCCAGGATGAAATCATCCAGAAATTCAACAATGGAGTAGTGCTGACGATCAGCAAGAAGGACAGCAGTGCAGTGCTTATCCGCAAGGGTGAGGTTGTAAAGAAGTACCTCAATGTGACTTTTGACAAATGGGGGTTTCTGCTGCAACAGGCGAGTTTGATGGCGAATATAAGATAGGAGGAGAGGTTATGAATAATATACGTGTTATCTCGGTTTGCGAATGCAAAAAGCAACTTGGCAAAAAGACGTTCTCTTTGCTTTATTCAAGAGGAATAGTAGAAATGGTTTCTAAATCTTATGTGTTATATGATTCTCTTCCTTTAAAGTACCGTCAGAAGGTAAGTCAATAAAATCATACTGCTTCATTTGGATAATCTTACTATTGACGATGAGCAGATTTGAAGTGAGAACGAAAGTTTTGATTACCATACGATAATCGTTGGCAAAGAATGATTCTGGGCTGAAATATAATTCATACTGGCGGCAGCTAAATTCTCCATCCGTATAAATGTCAATAATCTTCAACCCAAAAGAAAAAGCATTACAAAGATGCCTTATTGACTCAAGTTCCAAAGAGTAATCTTCAGAAGATAAAGATTCAAGCCTTACTACTTCAACATCAACCAAGATATTACTATCAGAATATTCCATCTTAATTCACTTTATGGAACAAAGATACAAATAATGTAAGATATATGAGGGTTCCGGATAACATACTCACAGTCACTTACACCAATCTCACTCGCAGCGACAACGGCGAGGCGGTGATGGGGCGAGAATGCTACAATTCTCTTGTCCGTCGCCACCGCATCAATGTCGTCGTGCGTGGCGGTGGCCTTGGCAAGGTCGCCGAGGTGGAGTGGATGAGTCTGCCGGACAGGTTCAAGGTGAAGTATATCGCGAAGTATGGAGATCCGGAGGAGGCACAGCTAAGACAGAACAGTATGATAACATTCGATGAGAAAGCCCGCGTGTTCTTCGCGCAGTATGAGCTTCCGGACGGGAGCCCTCTGAAGGAAGACAAGCAGCAGGAATATATGGTGAACGCATCCGTGCTCAACAAGATGCTTGAGATGGAGACGGTTCAGCGCCGCCAGAGGGCACAGAGAGGAAACCGCACACCAGTGTCGTGGGAGAACATTATGGAGCAGTGCGAGCAGCTCCGCGAGAACTACGGCCACACTCTTCCCAAGAACGCGTCGAGACTGCGCGAGAAGATGCGCCAGTACAGCCGCGAGGGTTACGAGTGCCTGGTGAGCGGAAAGCTGGGCAATGCCAACACGACGAAGATCACCGACGAGGTGGCCGAATGGCTGCTTGCCCACAAGGCATCCGTGAATCCGGTCTATACGGTGGCTCAGCTGCTCGACCTCTACAACAGCACGGCAGTGGAGAAAGGCTGGAAAGCCATCAAGTCCGCACAGACGCTCATCGAGTTCTTCGAGCGTCCTGACATCAAGCCGCAGTGGTATGCCGTGGAGCAGGGAGCGCAGAGGACGAACAACCTTTTCCTGCGTCAGAACAGGACTGTGATGGCAAGCTGCCGTGATGCGCTGTGGTACATTGACGGAACGAAAGTGAACCTCTATTTCAAGTATTGGGACGAGAAGAGCCGCAGGACCAAGGTGGGAACCACGAGCTGCATCTACGTGATGGACGCACACAGTGAAGTTTTCGTCGGCTGGTATATGTGCGAGAACGAGACATTCCAGACTACATACGAGGCACTGAGGAACGCATTCGAAAGAACGGGCTTTATGCCTTACGAGCTTGTGTCCGACAACCAGGCGGGCTTCACTTCGAAAGCGGCGCTGCGCTGGAGGGCGAAACTTGAGACCATCTCCCACACCACGACTCCGGAGAACGGTAAGTCCAAAACGATTGAGTCGGCATTCGGACGGTTCCAGGCGGAAGTTCTGCACCGGCATATCAACTATACCGGCGGAAACATCACGGCGAAGAGCGCGAAGACGAAGGTGGACGTGGTGAAGATCATCCAGAACGTGGAAGCGCTTCCTACCTATGAGGAAGTCCGTGCACAGAACGAGGCGGACATCAACATCTGGAACAGTCTTCCTCATCCGAAGTTCGCGGGCAAGAGCAGAATGGATGTTTACCGCGCTTCAGTCAATCCTCAGGCAATCGCACTGACTGACATCATCAGGGAGAAGGTATTCTACATCGCCACGGAGAAGGCTTCGACGTTCAGGGCGAGCGGCATCGAGGTGACGCTGAAGGGAGAGAAGAGAGTGTATGAGGTCTTCAGCGCACCGAACACTCCGGACCTGGAATGGAGGAGGAAGAACACGGGACGCGAGTTCGTGGTGGAGTATGACCCTCACGACCTCTCAAGGGTCCGCCTGTGCATCGACGACCCGAACTACGGTCTCCAGTTCAACACTTGGGCAGAGCCTTATATGATGATTCACCGCGCGATGCAGGACCAGGTCGAGGGCGAGCGTTCATCCATCATATCGGCGCTCAACGCCAACAAGAAGGAGATTGTCAGACGTGATCTTCAGACACGTGCCCTTCAGATGAAATACGGAGTTGGTTACGAGAGCGCCGGGTACAATGCGCCTCTTCCTCAGGGAGTGAGCCGGACGGAATATCTGAGGTTCGCGGAGGAGATAAGGGCTGAGGAACAGAGCGGAGAACGTAAGGAAGAGCCGGTGCGCGAGCCGCTTCCGGATTCGGTAGGACAGGTGCAGAAGGCGCAGAGCAATTTCGACATCATCGAGGCGCTGAACAGACTATAACATTTCCGGCATAGCTCAATGGATGAAGAGCGGCGGGTGTGACCTTGACGGAATGGGCACACATCCAGCGACGGAGGTTCGATTCCTCCAGCCGGACCAATACAAACAAACACACAAACATTATGGCAAAGTTAAATAACCCACGGAAAAGGGAAATCAGTGAGAATCTGATAACCTATGTAGGCCGTTATTCATCGCAGAACAAGGCGGCCAATTCGCTCAAGGGCGTGTCAAGCGCGACCGTCAGCAACATTCTCAACGGAAACTGGGCACTCATCAGCGATGAGATGTGGTTGAAGGTTCAGTCGCAGATCTTCTCCTCCAGAGGCTGGCAGCTGTATGAAACGGTGGCTCACCAGAGCCTTATGCTCTATTTCCTCGACTCGCAGGAGGAGAGCAATGTGGTGTGGATTACCGGTCCGGCTGGCATCGGCAAGAGCACGGCGGCAGCACAGTATGCCGAGTCCCACAAGAACGTCTTTCTGCTCACTTGCAGCAGTGATATGACCAAGGCCGACTTTGTCGGTGAACTGGCGTCGAAGATTGGCATCAGAACCCACGGGATGACTGCACGCGAGACCTTGAGGTCCATATTCAGCGAATTGGTGAAGATGGAAAGTCCGCTGCTCATCTTCGATGAGGGCGACAAGTTGGCCGACAGCGTGCTCTATTATTACGTCTCCCTGTACAATGCCCTGGAAGACAAGTGCGGTATGGTGTTCCTCTCGACGAACTATATGGAGGAGAGGATGAGACGCGGTGTGACGAGAGGTCGCAAGGGTTACGACGAGCTGGAGAGCCGTATCTGCCGCAGGTTCGTTCCGCTGAATCTCGTGAGCGCCGCCGAGGTGGAAGGCATCTGTATCGCCAACGGAGTGACTGACAAGGCGGCCATCAGGAATGTGGTTGCGGAGGCACACAGTTGTGGCAATGACCTGCGCCGTGTGAAGAAGTCCGTGCACAAGGAGCTCCGCAAGAAGGCCATTCAAGAAGGATTTGAAAAGTAGTCTAAAACCGTTCAAACGATATTCAAATGCCACGTTCACTCACAGCTAAAGAGATTCTGGGCATACGCCGCAAGACCATCACCCTTGAGGGAGAGTGGGGCAGGTGCATCGGCACGATGGACCGCTCCGGAGTGGTTTTCTTCTGGGGAAATTCGGGCAACGGCAAGTCTGCGGCAGTCATCTCCCTGTGCAAGGAACTGACCAGATTCGGCAAGGTGCTCTTCATCACTCTTGAGGAGGGGTTCTCGCTCTCTTTCCAGAACACTCTGAAGAGGTTCGATATGTACTCCTGCGGGAGCAAGTTCCAGGTGCTGGAGTCCGCCACTCCGGATGAGCTTGTCGAGAGGCTGACCAAGCCGAGAAGCCCCGAGTTTATAGTCATTGACTCTTACCAGTATATGGGAATGACTTACAGGGAGTATCTGGAGTTCAAGGGCAGGCTGAAGAACAAGCTGCTGATATTCGTCTCCCACGCGGACGGCAGGCAGCCGGCAGGACGGGCGGCGAGGTCGGTGAAGTATGACGCGATGCTGAAGATATGGGTAGAGGGTTTCGTGGCGTTCAGCAACGGCCGATTCATAGGCGATACGGGCAAGGCGGTAATCTGGAAGGAGGGGGCGTGGAATTATTGGAACACCAAGACTAAGGAATCAAATGAGTTCTATTATGAAAGCGATGGAAAAAAAGACGAAGAAGAATGACTATTCTCGGTTTTATGCTCTGCTGAAGCAGAATCCGATGCTTGAGAAGGATGAAATCGTGAGCCAGTTCACGAATGGCCGCACGACCCACGTTTCACAGATGAGCCGTCAGGAGTTCATCCGGATGTGCGACTCGCTACAGTATGGCAGCCCTACCGAGCAGAGAGCCCGCGAGCTGTCACTGAAGAGGGCAAGGAGCGCAGCGCTGCTGCGTATCGGAAGGCTCGGGATCCCGACGATTGACAACTGGGACGGCATCAATGCTTTCGTGGCCAATCCGAAGATTGCCGGAAAGAAGTTCTACGATTTGGGTGTGGATGAGCTCAACTCCCTCGTGCGCAAGCTGGAGTCCATCATCCGGAGGGGCGGTCTGAAGAGTATGGAGGAAGAGGAGCGGAGGAGCGAGAAGCGGAAGGAGGTGGTGGAGAAGTCGGCCGAGGCGATGAGCACGATGGCGATGGCGCTGGCGGAAGCAAGGATCGTGGAATCGAAGTTAAAGACAAGCAGGACATCAAGAGAGAGGATGAGTTGATATGAAATGGTATTGGTACATTCTGTTCGTGTCCCGGATAATGGACAGGCGGTGGGAGCGCCAGTGTTGCGCAGCACTGAAAAGGGAATATTCAAGATTTATGTTTAAACAATTCTAATAACAGACGTATTATGGAAGAAAACACGACAATGGCCGTTGAAATGACGGCGGATGAGTTTGCCAAGTTCAAGGCATTCCAGCAGAAGCAGCTCGAAGAGCAGCGCCAGGCCGCAGAGAAGAAGATGCGGGAGAACTACAGGGAGATGGTGGATGACGCCATCGAGTCTATGATGCCTAACCTGAAGTCGATTTCGGATAGTCTTGCGACGTACAAGAAGAAGGTCTTCGATGAGTTCAAGGCGGTCATCGACATCAAGGAGGAGATGTTCAAGCTCAACAACAAGGAGCTGGACAATCAGTCCCATACATTCACGAACACGGCAGGCACCAAGAGGATTGTCCTCGGCAATTACGTGACTGACGGTTATCTCGATACGGCTGATGACGGTATCGCCAAGGTTAAGGCTTACATCGGTTCGCTGGCTAAGGATGATGATTCAAAGGCTCTCGTGTCGATGGTGATGCGTCTGCTTGCCAAGGATGCGAAGGGCACTCTGAAGGCTTCGAGAATCATCCAGCTGCGCAAGATGGCTGAGGAGTCCGGCTCTGCGGATTTCATCGACGGGGTGCGTATCATCGAGGATGCCTACCAGCCGCAGGTGTCCAGGACGTTCCTCAAGGCGTACACGAGGGACAAGGAGACCGGAGCGTGGGTGCAGATTCCTCTGGGAATGACTGAAGCATAGGAGGTGAGGCTATGGTAACATTGACAGAAGAGGAGAAGAGGTGTCTGAAGGATCACCTTGAGAAGAATCTGAGGAATGCGGCTGACGACATTCGCCACCTGGTGAGTTTGAACAATTCGAGGGAGCCGGAACTGCGGGTGGACACATTGACGTCAAGTTTCAGCGATGACGGAGGATTTCTGGTCGTCTGCGGCTCGGCTCACCGGATGGCGGAGAACTTCAAGGAGTTCTTCAGGGAGCGACCGGAGTTCAGGGCAGTAGTCCAGGAGGTATTGAGGGATATGTATAAAGTTGTTGACAGATAGAGAATGAAAGAGCAGAAACAATACGACTTCACTGGTGCACTCAAGACGATCCAGACAGACACCGTCGAAGCAATGGTCAAAGAGTTGCAGGCACTTGAAAACGATGGCGGCGAAGTGATTCATATCACCGCCATCGTAATGACAGTGAAACTATCGGATCCCCTTTAATGCTTTGGAAATATCCGCTTCGACAGCCTTGGCGATTGCATCTTTACACTCTGCAATGACTTTGCTTCTGAAGTTGTCGCAACAACAGGAAACAGTGAAGCTGGATGAAGTGAATGATAGTTTTGGATGTTCTCCGTGTACCGGACAAGTCATACGCTCTATTGAGCTTTTGACAGAACGTTGAATGGTTAAAGATAAGTGAGTCATAAGTTTTATCTCTTAGCGAGCAAAGATAATCAAAATGGGAAAGAAAGGAAGAAATAGACGCCTGATTGAGGCGAGAAACAGGAAGATAGCCCAAAGGTATTACTATTGGACCGAGGTCAAGAGACTCCGGTTCGATGATGCCGTGAAGGAACTTTCGGAAAACGAGTTCTTCCTTTCCGAATTTATGATTTGGCAGATTCTGAAGAAGACTTCGGCGCCGAACACTCCGAAGGAATATGCTCCGAAGAAACAGCAGTCGAAGTCTTCAGATGATCAGCTCACTCTTTTCCCGGAAGAGGTGACACCTTGATTTTGAGTTCTTTCTTCGTAGCCTCCGGCAGGCACATTTCTGTCACTTCGAGAGTATAGGAAGATTCGTAAACCTTTATCCCGTGGTTCGCAGTGTAGAACCTTGAGGATGTCCTTATGAGAGCTGAACCGCAGCCGATGCAATGACCTTGCAGGAGCCGGTGCAGCTCTCTTCTTTTTTCCTCCCTGGAGAGAATCTTTCCGGTAGTGCCGGAGTTGTAGTGGGTGTCGTCATAGCAGTCGATGCAGAGACGGACACTGACAGTGCAGAGCCCCTTTTGCGACAGTCCTCCGATATTTTCCCAGGATGTCTCCGGAGCGTCAATGAGGACTGCGGGAAAGATTAGGGGATAGGACTCCCTGCTGTCGTCGAGCATTTCAAGCTGACCATAGTCTTCGTCCACTGTGCGGATGTCCGGCATATTGTTGCCTATGAGTTCTATGATGTCGTTGAGAAGGTGTTCCATTATTTCAGTCTTTTAATGTATTTTTCAAATTCATTGTTAATGATGTCGGAGACAATCTTGTCAACCTGAGGGGACGGACCGAGGAAGCGTCTCTTCGGAATCTTGATTTTTCGCCCCGGCTTCTTTAGGGCCATAGCCTTCCAGAACTCCGCCTCTTTCGGGATTTCCTTTTTCTTGCCCTGTTTCTTTCCTCCTCCGGATTCATAGTATTTCGCCCAGAAGAATTTCTTCATCTTGGCGGTCACCCTTGCCTCCGCTCCTTCGTTATGGTAGGCGGCGTAAGATTCGGTGTTCCGGATGGTGACCTGTGCGTTTCCCGGCACATAGTCGGTGATGCTCATCAGATGGGTGGACTTGCTGAGGAGAGGTCCGTATGAGCCTGCCGCACCTTTGAAGGGGACGTCCTGCCTCTTTGTCCGCTTCCATTGGTCACCATAGAAGCCACCGCTGCGGAAGTTCTGCCGGACGGAAGACACGACCTCCTTGCCGACCTTTATGGGGACGACTCGCGAGCGGATGTGCATCAGGTCTTTAACTGCCTGTCGGACTTCTTTTTCGATATTGTTAGATGACATTTGGAAATGTGAAAATAAATTGTTTACTTTGCGATGCGGGGGGTAGACCGATATTTCGGAGCCTCCCGTTCTTTTTTATAGCGAAAACTCAAAAATATCATTTCCTTGAATACAGATGATTTTATCAAATTTTAGATATTGTCCATCTTGTAATTTTTCAAGCCCCCTGTATCTTCTTACTGCTCCCTGCAACACAGTGCTATCAAAACCACCTTTGGGATAATATAAAACGGCTATCTGGGTAGTCCTTTTTGTCGCACAATGTTTTAATCCTCGAAGAATATTATTTTCTGTTGCAGTTTCTGTTCCCGCAATCTCAAACCTGTACCCATCCCAAAGACCTTCAGTAAACCTTTCGCCAAAAGAACCATTCCTTTCGCTCTCAAATACTATGGAATGACCTTTTCGAACTCCAATATTCTGAACATTGGTTTCATAATGACCTTTATTCTTATCAAAGTTATGCTCAATATGAGTAGCTTTCATACCTCCGCTTTGGATGTTAAACTCTACATCTTTATAATCAGAATTATTAGAATACTGTTTACAGAGTTCCGCATTCTTCTGATATTGAGGATTGGACTTTAGTTGAGCGTCAGAGATGACCTTTTGACACGCCTGACAAGTCGCACAGTCTCTCTTGATGTTGAAGAACCCGTCCAACCTGTTTCTGAATTTCTTGTTGAACTGACATTTTCCGCAGTCTTTAGGAAAGTACGGGTGGTCTTCGCTGAAGAGCTTGCCGGTGACTCCGGGGTTGCCTTTCAGTCCACGGCTTGCAGTCTCCGTCTTGTCTTCAGTCACTCCGAGGTCGTTCACCGGTTCGTCGGTCTGTTCGCAGGTGCACTTGCATCCCCAGCGCTCTCCTGGATGGTGATGGTCCCAGAACGGATCATCTACAGACAGGGTGAGTTTCTGAGTCCAAAAACGGGCGTGGACCGGGTCGGGGTTTGCCGAGGTGGTAGGCATCCAGCGGAGGTTCGGATAGACGTCCTTCTCCGCCTCGAAGTGTTTCCAGTCGGCTGCTCGATGCGCACGGATGATGGCCGTGTTGTACTCGGTGTTCAGCCATTGGTCGCAGTATTTGCCTGTGAGCGGTTCGACATCCTTGCGGAACTGATGGAAAGACTTGAGCTGTCCCTTGTCATCGGTCATCTGCCTTGCGATGGCGTTCTGCATACTGTGTGTTCTGAATGCAGCGAATACTTCGTTATTGTGCCTTATTTCCTCAAGGAATCCGTCGGTGATGGCCTTTTCGTCATAAGCTTCGGAGACGCCTCTTGCGGCGGCACGGTTGAAGATTCTCAAGGTCTCCCGGAAGATGTCCCTCTGGATGTCGTTCTTGACATTGAATCCGTCGAAGATTGCTTCCAGTCCTCGTGTCAGCGCTTCTGGGCTGAATGTTATGTGATGTTCTGCGGAGTTGGTGAAACCGCCGCATCGCTCGCACGTGTCGGCATAGAGGGAGTCAACCTGTGCGATGAAGGACTCATCTACAGCGCCCCTCCTTCCGGGGCTAAACCGAAAAAATTCTTCAGCCGGTTGGTAATCTGTCCCGTTTCCTCTTCTTCCCGCTTTGGAGGGTTGTTGAGACGCTCTGCTGTGAGTTGCTCCAACTGTGCCCTCATCTCCTCCTGGCGAGCCTTTTCAGCCGCTTTCTGAGCCTTTATCTCATCGTAGGCCTCGGGCTTCTCGATGTTGAAAGTCTCGTACAGGTAATCGTCGGAGATTGGCAGTCCCATAGCGTTGAGTTTCTCGACGATGGCAATCTGGGCGGTGGTGTCGATGTTCTTCGATTCCACGTAGGTGAACTTGCCGCCACGGACATTGAAGCCCAGACTCTCAAAGATGTCCGTCATCTCGTAGTTCAGGACATTGAGGATGTACTGACGGTCTTTCTTCTGCTTCTTGTTCTCCTCTTCGGCGTGGACGCTTCCGAGCGCCTCGCTGCCCGTGCTTTGTGCTGCGGTGGTGAGGGTGTTGCCGAGGACGGCAATGGACATCTCGATGTTGCAGGTCTCGTTGAATGCCTTGAACAGTTCGGAGCTGCCCTGCTTGGTGGCCGAGTCGATGATATTGAGGTTGCTGTCCTTCGGGTGGATGTACACGGCGTTGGCCCCCTGCCTGCGGGCGTCGCGGATGAGCCTCTGGCGTGTCTCCTCGTCTCCGGCGTCGTAGGTGTACTCGCGGATAGGAATGCCGAATATCTGGCAGTAGTTCGCCCAGTCTCCGAAGTTGCCTCTCTTGTAGAGCACCATCGGGACTATCTTCGCCATCAGTCCGAGGTCGCGGTCTCCCTTGCCCACGTAGAGGATGTTGTCGAAGTTCTCAAGCGGTTCGCCTGTACTGTCGTACTCGTATCGGAGGATTTCTCTCCGGACGGGGTCGAAATGCTTGTACGGTACTTTGTAGTAGCTTATCCACTCTCCATCCTTGACGAACTGGAAGAGTCCGTATCCGTAGAACTTGGTCATCAGTATGTCCTCGACAAAGTCGGAGAACCACGGAGCCTGTATCTGCTCGTTGATGATGTCATCCGGCTTGCCGTCACGGCGGAACTCGATAGGAACGAGCGACACTCCGTCCTTTCTCTTGTCGATGAGTCCGGAGAGGTGCAGGTCCATCATCGCCGACTCGTACATATCGTAGAGACGTGCCCTGTTGTAGCAGTCGATTGCAGAGGCACTGTTGTACGCCTGCATAAACTTGTTTATGTCGAAATGGAAGACTTCCGGCGACTGGAGTATGATGTCCAGCTGCCGTCTCTCTTCGGGCAGATTGCTTGTCTGTGTGATGCCGCCCTCATAGATGCGGCCCTTCTTGTTATATTTTGCTTTGCGTGCCATATAGAGCTGTTTAAATGGTATTTGAACGGTGTTTATAGATAAGTCCCGCGGTGGGTGTCACTGGTTATCTGCCAGGGGTTGCTGCTGTCCTCTTCGCTTTTGCGCGGAGCCCCGTCGATGGTGACAAGGCCCTTGGCGACTTCCTTCATCCAGGCGACCGCTCTTTCGTATCGGTCTTTCCGGATTTCCGAAATCTTGTAGGGGTTATGGAGGCAGAAGATATGATATACCGCGATGTCGAGGCACATCATAAGGATGAGCGGATGCCTGTCCGTTCCTCTTGCGGAGAAGATGGCTTCCGTGTCGTAGAACTTCGACAGGTAGGACTTCATTTCGGAGACCGCCCTGTCTTCGCATATTTCTATGAGTATAGGGTCTGACTGTGCGTCGCCCTTGAGCAGCGAGTCAAGTATTTCCCTATGGATGGATGCGTCATAGTCGCGCATTTCGATGAAATTGTCCATATTATCAGAGTCTGTTGTCATTTGATGATACTGAATTAAAGTCTATGGTGTCGATGACAGCCTTGCAGCTGCGCATCTTTTCGTCGATGATCACGATGGCACTCTCGATGCAGTCGGGACCATCGGCGGGATACGGGAGCGAGAGGTCGAAGAGGATGAACTGGGCGCGGAGTTCCTTCATATTCGGATTGTCCTCCAGGTCTTCGTTGAAAATCCAGCGTCCCTCCCTGTCGATGGGTTCAAGCCGTGCCTCGATACGTGTGGCCTTGTCGGCTTTCTTGCGGTCGTCTCCGATGAGGTGGAGAGTGAATGGCTTGGTGCCGTTCTTCTCTCTCACTATGGGCTTTATGACCTGCTCGAAGAACGGGTCCTGAAGGCTGTTGTTCTCCTGGAAGCAATAGACGGTCGTCTGCATTCCTATCCGTTCAAGCAGCGTGTAGTACCAATCGACGTAATTGGCGTTCGTCTCACGGGCGCAGAAGCCGTCAATGATGTAGTATGTCCCCTTGTATTGTCCGACAGCCCACACTGCCTTGTATGAGTTGCTCTTGTCCTTTTTATTGGAGTAGGACGGGTCGCCGTAGATGACGATGAACTTGAATTTCTTCAGTGACGGGACTTTGCCGAAAGGCAGATTCGTGAAGACCTTTCCCTCGCAGATGGGATTGTTGTTGTACTCGCCCTCGTATGTCTTCTTGGAGATGGAGCTGCGGATTCGTTCAATCTTCTCCGGGGTGTTCTTCTGCGGCCAGGTGCTGTTGCCGTCCTTGTCGGTGAGGTTGATGATGTCCCAGTGGTCCGCCATCTTGCCGGCGCGTCCGACACAGGTGTCTTTCGCGATGATGTTGCCGGCCCAGAGTACAAGTGTCGGCTCGGATACTGAACGTGTCGGATAGTATGCCTTCTCCCACCAGTCCCACTTCTTGTCGAGGACAGACTGGTTACGGCAGTCCTGGTCAGTGTCGTAGTCGTCGGTGAGCAGGATGTCCGGTCTCACGTTCTCGTTCCTGCTACCTCGCGGCGCCTGTCCAGCGCCCACGGCGGTGAACGAGGCTCCGTTCTTCAGGACGAAGTGCTCGTCCGTCCAGTCGCCGAGGTTGACCTGGTCTCCATAGAAAGCCTTCAGTCGTCCGTTGGCTTCGAAATTGGCGAGGTACGGCTTGAGGAGTTTCTTCGCAGCATCTACCGTGGCGGCTGCGAGCATCACGTTCTTCTTCTGTCCTGTAAGGACGAGATACATCACGCAGAACATCACGATGGTACTCTTCGCGAGCTCACGGGACCAGGAGAGGACTTCGTACCACTCCGGATTGCCGAGTATGCGCTTGATGGCCCTTATCTGGAAGGGTGCGAACTCGTATTTCGTGTATTTCGGGAAGAAGTATTTTATCCATTCGATGGGGCGTGCCTCCAGATAGGTCTTTTTCTTCTGGATTTCCGCTTCGGAAAGGGTCTCGACGGGTGTGGAGTTCCGTATGTCCGCCTTATAGTCGGCCCATTCCTTGAGTTTGAGTTTGTCTTCCTGTTTCATATCACAGCTGCTCTTTCAGGAACGCGTCCCATAGATTCACGAAATCGATTGCCTTCTCCATATTCACAGGGCGCAGCCATTCGGCGAAGCGTATGCCTGCGCTCACGAGATCGGAGATGCCTGTGTCCATCTCCAGTTTCTTGATGGCTGCGGAGAGTTTGGAGAGCGTGTCCGCCTGTGCCGGTGTGGCATAGCGTGTCCCCGGGTCGTTCTGACGTATGCACCTGTTGATTTCCTCTACCTGGGAATACATTCCCTTGAGCAGATGTTCACGGCTCACGGTCATTCCTGCCTTGAGTTCGTCCCATTGTCCTTCCTTGCACCATTTCGATATCGTCTGCCTGGTACTGCCGACTTTCGCCGCCACTTCCTCGAAGGTGTATTGACCGAGCGTATAGATGTCCTTTGCCAGGGCTTTCTTCTTGTCATTTGTCAATGCTGCCATATATCCTATGTTTTTCGGCAAATATGCCCCTTTTAACAGCCGTTTGAAAATTTTAATTTTATGATAGTCAATATTTTCGACTGTCATAGTCGATATTTTCGAGTATGACAAAACGCCGATTTTGCGGTGTGCCAAATGAGGGTCATATTTGCGGAAAACGAATCAGTATGACCAAGAAATTTTTCAACATAATACCTTCTGAAGGCGAGTCCGCCTGCCTCCTCCTTTATGGACCGGTGGGAGAGGACGAGAAGGTGAGCCCGGCACAGGTGGTGACGGAACTGATGGAACTCCAGCGGGTCTATCGGAAGATTGATATAAGAATCAATTCCGTGGGCGGAGAGGTTTTCGCCGGCATAGCGATATTCAATGCCCTCACGGCATCGAAGGCGGACATAACCATATACATTGACGGCATCGCCGCATCCATCGCCGCCATCATCGCGCTGTGCGGCAAGCCTCTCTATATGTCCAATCACGCGAGACTGATGCTTCATCGTGTCCGTGGCGTAGAGTGCGGTACGGCTGATGAGCTGCGTGCCGCCGCTTCGACTATGGAGAGGCTGGAGAGCACCCTTGCAGAGATGATTGCCGCCAAGTGCAAGTGCTCTGCGGAGGAGGTGTCGGCGAAATACTTCGACGGAGTGGACCATTGGTTCACGGCTGCCGAAGCGAAGGAACTCGGACTCATCGATGGGATCTATGACATCGATGACGATAACGCACCCGGAGAGGATGCGACGAATGATGATATCTACAAATTTTTCACAAACAGGCTTTCCGGCAACGGTGGGCCACTAAATCACAATAAAAATATGGCATTCATTGATGATTTGAAGGCAAGGCCTTCATTCAAGAACGCGACAACTGAAGAGCAGCTGATGGCAGAGATAGCACGTCTCGAAAATACAGCCGCCAAAGTCAGTGGCCTGGAAGGTAAGGTCGCGGAACTCAATGCCCAGATTGCGACTACTCGCAAAGAGGCACACACTGTACTTCTTGACCAGGCGGTCACTGAAGGTAAAATCACCGAGGCTCAGAAGCCTGCATTCCTCTCGCTTCTCGATGCAGATGAAGAGAACGCCAAGTCCATTCTCAACTCTCTTCCGGTCCGCAAGGCAGGCAAGCAGGTTGAACAGTTCGTCGATAGGAGCGGAGGCAAGAAATCCGACCTCCTTTCTATGAGCTGGGATGAGATTGACAAGGCCAACCGTCTCGCCGAGCTCAAGAATAGCTATCCGGAAGTCTATCAGCAGAAGTTCGATGAGGCTTTCAAAAAGTAACGTTTAAAAACTGTATAAATTATGGCAATTCAGAAAGAAATCTGGAGCAGGGACATCGTCGAGGGACTCTTCCCTGATAACTCCTTCGCATCTAAAGCAGTCAATGACGACGCATTCGTCAATGAGGGCAAGAAGGTGCACGTACCTAATGCCGGAGCGCCTTCCGGAGTGAAGAAGAACCGCTCAAGTGTTCCGGCCAGCGCTACCAAGCGCGTTGACACTGACGTCGAGTACACGCTTGACGAATACACCACCGACCCGATCTGCATCCCTCAGGCAGATACCGTTGAACTCTCATACGACAAGCGTCGTTCTGTAATCGCCCAGGACCGCGAGGAACTTCGTCGCAACGCACACGAAGGTCTGCTTGAGAGCTGGGCTCCGAAGCAGGCTGCGGGCATCGTCTATACTTCAGGTCCCGCGAAGGATGCGCACCTTAACAAGGCGACCGGCAAACGCAAAGCCCTTACCACCAGTGACGTGCTTGCGCTGATGACCAAGTTCGACGCAGAAGACATCCCTCAGGAGGAGCGCTATCTCCTTTTGGACGCAGTGATGTACGCCGAGCTTCTTGAGTCAATGACCAACACCGACAAAATCGGATTCTTCCAGAAGGCGGACGTCGCCAAGGGAGTGGTGGGAGAGCTCTACTCTTTCAAGGTGATGAAGCGCTCGACTGTCCTTCGTTATGCAGTGGCAGCAGGAGCGGCCACTGGGCTTGCTTCGACAGAAGCTGCCACCGACTGCGCTGCCGGTCTCGCTTGGCACGTAACCTCTGTCCGTCGTGCACTCGGCGAGGTGAAGATATTCGCTTCCGAGGATGACCCGACCTACTACGGAGACCTCTACAGCTTCCTCGTTCGTTGCGGCGGCTGCATCTCAAGGTCTGACAAGAAAGGCGTGTACGCAATCGTGGGCATTACGGCCGAATAGTTCACCGGGCAGCCGGAACACGGCTGCCCATTAAACTTTTATAACAATGGCATTACCAAAAATCAAAGTGGCTTTCCGTAACGGGATGCTTGGCACGGTGACGACCGGAGAGGACGGGGTTCTCCTCCTCTGCGCGAAGGGAACTGCCGTTGCCAACACATTGAAGACGGATAAGGCATATAAAATCTACAGGCTTTCAGGTCTTGAGGAACTTGGCGCGAAGGAGACGACTCACGCGGCTCTGTACAAGGCTGTGAAGCAGCTCTATACGGAGGCACCGGAGGGAACACCGCTTTATGTCGCCGTATATTCAGACGCTTCGATGTCTGCGTTCTGCGACAAGGACAGCGGCAAGCTCCGCTCGATTCTTCAGTCGCTGAAGGGTGCTGTGCGCGGAGTCGTCATCCTGCATCCGGATGAAGACAAGGCCGGCACAGTGGAAACGGGTCTGTCGAAGGATGTGTTCACCGCTCTGCCTAAGGCTCAGAAGCTGGGCGAATGGACGGCGGAGGAACTCTATGCACCGGTGTTCATCGTCCTGGACGGCTATGCCTACACAGGAAACGCAACTGAACTGAAGGATGTTTCCAAAGAGACGTCGAACAGGGTGATGATTTTCCTCGGTTCGGATAGCTCGACGGAGAAGCACACCGCCATCGGCTACGTCGCCGGACGTATCGCGAAGAGTCCTGTGCAGCGGAATATCGGCCGCGTGAAGGACGGCAGCATATCTGTGACAGAGCTCTATTTGGGCAGCAAGTCAGTGGAAGAGGCGATGGACGATGTCTCCGCCATCTACGAGAAAGGATATGTCACGCCTCGCGTGCACGTGGGCAGAAGCGGCTATTACTTCACCGATGACAGGCTTGTCGTCGCGGTGACTGACGACTATGCTCATCTTACCGCCAGAAGGACTATCGACAAGGTGCTGCGCATCGCTTACGACACCCTTCTGAACGGTCTTCTCGATGAGGTGGAACTGAATGATGACGGCACTATGCAGGAGCCTATCATCCGAAGCTGGGAGGCTGAGGTGGAGAAGGCTGTCAACGCATCGATGACTGCTTTCGGCGAACTCGCCGCCATTGACGGCTCCGGAGTGGAGTGCAGCATCGACCCGTCACAGAATGTTCGTTCCTCTTCAACTCTTGAGGTGACTGTGGCCGCACGTCCGTTCGGCTATCCGAGGACCATTGTGGCGAATCTTGGTTTCAAAGTAGAATAGGAGGTCAATAGTATGTTCAACAGTAGAGAATATGAATGGTCAGACGTGAACGTCGTTATCGGCGGTCGTGTCGTCACCGGTATCCGTTCAGTCAAGTACAAGGAGAGCAAGGAAAAGGAAGTGCTCTACGGCAAGGGTAACAAGCCGCAGGGCATCCAGCACGGCAACTACTCCTACGACGGAGAAGTGACTATCCTCCAGAGCGAACTTCAGGCGCTGGAGACTGCTGCAAAAGCAGCCGGTGTCAGCAGCATCCTTGAGCTCAGTATGGAGATAGTCGTGTCTTATGTCGATCCCGGAAAGGGAGGCGTCATCAGCACCGACATCCTTCACGGGGCGGAGTTCACAGAGAGTGAAAAGGGACTGGCACAGGGAGCGAAGTTTATGGAAATCACACTTCCGTTCATCTTCCTGAAGAAGTCAGGTATTTAGTGTCCGGGCCGGTCTTGCCGGCCTGGCATAATCAATTAACAAACAGGAATTATGTACACAATCAACGAAAGCAGAATAGCGGAACTGAAAGAAAAACACGGTTCAGTATATCTTATCAAGGTGGATGACAAGCAGGCTGTCTTCAAGAAGCCGAGCCGTCAGGACCTTTCCTATGCCACGGCCGTTTCAAGCCAGGGCAAGGACGCGGTGAAACTCGCGGAGACAATCTTGAGAAGCACCTTTGTCGAGGGCGACAAGGAGATTCTCGACAACGATGAATTCTTCTTCGGTGCTATGCCCGTGGCAATGGAGATGTTCGAGACCAAGCAGGGTGAGATAAAAAAGTTATAGAGCTTGCGGACGGCAGGCTGGAGGCTAATTTCATCGGATACACTGACACGATGATGAGATATTACCTCCATTGCGATCCGGACAAGATGACGGATGAGGAGTGGGCGCAGACCTTTGCGCAGCTCGCTGACATCCGCAAGCGTGAATCAGATGCCAACAAAAAATGAAGCTTATTGATTTCATAATCAAGTTCGCCTCCCAGGGCGATGCGTCGGTAGTCAATGCCGCTTCCAAGATTCAGGGCTCCATTGAATCTGCGGAACAGGCTGCCGACCGTCTCTCCACGACCGTAGGCGGCAAGCTGAAGCAGGCATTTATGAGCCTTCCTGGAGCAGAGTTCATCACCAATCCGATTGTCGCTATGACGGCGGGAATCGGAACGGTGTCAACTCTCGGAATGCAGGCGGAGAAGACCGCCAAATCGTTCGACGTGCTCGTGGGCTCGCAAGACAAGGCGGGCAAGATGCTCGATGAAATCAATGACTATGCGGACAATACGCTCTGGAGCCGAATGGATATGAGTGAAGCCGCTCAGAGTCTGTTGGCATACAGCGTTCCGGCAGAGAAGGTCGTCAAGGATCTGAAGATGCTTGGTGACATATCGCTTGGAGACAAGAACAAGATGTCAACCCTCGCAACGGTGTTCGGCCAGATATCGACCGCCGGACGCCTGATGACTCAGGATTACAGGCAGCTGCTCAACGTCGGATTCAACCCATTGTATGACATCTCACAGATGACCGGTAAGAGTATGGCACAGTTGCAGGACGAGATGTCGAAGGGCACAATCACATTCGAGATGTTCGAGCAGGCCGTCATTCACGCCACGTCTGAAGGCGGGAAGTACAACAATATGATAGGTTCATTGGCCAGCACCACTTCCGGCAAATTCGAACAGGTGAAGGGAGCATTCATCGCTTCTCTTCTTGAGGTATATAATCTCATCCAACCTCTTGTAAGCGCCGTTTTATCGGGTTTGAACAGTGTTTTAACGGTGTTAAAGAATGTCATTCCTCATATATCGAACCTTATTCCTGTAATCGGAGGACTGGCTGCGGCGGTCGCTGCATACAACACAGTCCAAATGATATCCAATGGCATTCTGAAAGGCCTGACGATTACTGAGGGCATTCACTATATGTGGCTGCTGCTGGTGGAGAAGGCTCAGTGGATGCTGAATGCGGCGATGAGCGCCAATCCTATCGGCCTCGTAGTGGCTGCCATTGCGGCTCTTGTTGCCGGGCTCATTCTGGCGTGGAAGAAGTTTGATGGTTTCCGCGCTGCGGTGAAGGCTACCTGGGACACCATCAAGGGATTCGGAGAGATACTGAAGAATTTTGTCATTGACAGGATTCAAGGGTTGCTCACGGGCATCGGAAAAATCGGTGAAGCAATCGGAAAACTCTTTAAGGGAGATTTCAGCGGTGCGTGGGAATCGGCTAAAGAAGGTGTGAAGGGTATTACCGGAGTTGAGGCTGCCCAAAAGGCGGCAAGTGCAAGCAAAAACCTGCTGGGCGGTTTCAAGGATACTTATAACTCGCGTCTGGAGCAGGAGAAGTCAGGCGTTTCCAAGCCGGGAATTGCAGGAATGGTCGAGACTCCGGATATGAGTCCTTCAGCCTATGGCACCGGCACGACAAAGAGCGCCGAGTCAATAACGACAGGAGGCACACGCAACACCTCAATCAATATGACCATCACCAAACTCATCGAGTCTTTCAACGTGTCGATGGAGACGGCGGAAGATACGAATGAGCTTCAGGACAGGGTGACGGAATGTATGAACAGGGCTCTTGAGATTGCCCTAAGCGCAGCACGATAGTATGAAAGCGGGAGAATATACAGTAAATACTTTTGATTTCAAGAAGATTCTCAATGCGGTCCTAAATCCGTATGTCGTCATTCCTGGAATGAACACGACTTCCGTCAAGATGAATGACGGACTGGACTATAACTTTTCGTCAATGACGAAGGAGGAGGCCCTTGAAGTTCTCGCCGTCAACGCGCAAGGTATGCCGATGATGTTTCCGCTCGACCTCCAGATGGACGGTGGCGACTGGTGGAGATTGCCGTATGAGCCATTGATAACAGTCACGGGAAAGAACACTATCGTCAAGAAGAAAGTGTCTAAGGGAGCCGTAAGAGGCTCCATCAAGGAGAGATGGTGCCAGGATGACTACAGCATCTCGATAGAGGGACTTCTTATGGGTAGTGACGGGCAGTACCCGAAGGAGGATGTGATGAAGCTTCGCCGCTTCTGCGAGGCAGCCAAACTGAAGGTGAGATGTCCTCTGTTCGAGGTGTTCTCCATCAGCCGGATAGCCATCGAGACATTCGATTTCCCGATGACAAGCGGACCTCAGAATCAGGGATATAAAATCGGAGCACTCTCCGATGATATGTATAAACTGTTGTTGAAGAAAGAAGACCTCAAAAAGATGTAGGTATGTTCACGATGATGTATGACATAGAGATTGGCGGCTATAAGGTCGGTGTCCTGGACAGTGTCGAGGTAAGGCGCAGCGTCGAGACATTGGCGGACAGCGCCGTCATCAAGCTTCCGGCTGCGGAGTATAACGCCGCGCTGGAGGTGGAAGACAAGATCCATCGTGGAGACACTGTACGCATCCGGCTCGGATATGAGGAGGTGGGAATGACGGAGGAGTTCTCCGGCTATGTGCAGAGGATAGGCACGGACAACGGCACCATTACCGTCGAGTGTGAAGACAGCCTCTACAACTTCCGCAAGGAACTCAAGGACGCCCAGTACAAGGACATTTCCTTGCAGTCCCTGCTGAAGAAGGTGATTGCCGAAATCGGAGGAGGCTACACCATAAACTCAACCTATTCGTGGAGTTATTCGAAGTTCGTGGTGTCGTGCGCCACTGCTTATGATGTCCTGAAGAAGGTACAGGAAGAGTCAGGCTCGGACATCTATCTGGAGGGCAAGACTCTGCATATACACGCTCCGGGAGAGAAGATAGGCAAGGATGTACTGTATGATTTCTCTCAGAATGTACAGAAGTGCGACCTCAAGTATTGCAAGACGGAAGACCGCAAGGTGAAGGTCGTCGTCAAAGCGCTTCTTCCGGACGGGAAGGTGAAAGAGATAGAGACCGGCTCTACAGGCGGAACGAAGATAGAGGTCAAGTGTGCCGCCAATGACGACAAGTCAATGAAGGAGCGCGGCAATGCCGAGGTGAAGCGCAGAAGCTTCGACGGATACGAGGGCAGCATAACGACCTGGCTGTTTCCTATGGTAATGCCTGGAGACAGTGCACAGCTGCACGACAAGGACTATGACTACAAGGACGGCAAATACTTCGTGAAGGCTGTCACAACCACATTCGACAGTAGCGGGGCAAGCCGTAAAGTTGAACTTGGATTCAGATTGAGTTGATATGGCAGGAGAAGCAAGACTGGCGAAGAATATCCGCGACATCGCAGGAAATTCGCAGATTGCCATCTACCAGGGAATAGTCTCGAAGGTGGATGGATCATCCTGTACGATAAAGTTCGGCAGGCAGGAGATCACGGATGTGAGGCTGCGGGCATCATTGTCAAAGAACGACAAACAGATACTCATCGTGCCTCGCGAGGGAACGGCGGTAGTGGTCGGTTCCCTTTCCGGAGACCTTTCGGAACTGGTGGTCCTGAAGGTGGATGAAATTGAAAGCATCGAGGTTAACGGCGGCAAGCTCGGAGGCCTCATAAACATAGAAGATTTGACAAAGAAATTAAACAACCTTGTGAATGAAGTGAATGCGCTGAAGAATAAATTCAACACACATACGCATACTGTGGCGACTACAGGCACATCAGCAGCTCAGAGCGGAACTGCGGCTCCTGTGACATCACCTGCGTCTGCGGCTTCGAAATTCGACAAGGCTGATTATGAAGACAAGACAATAACTCACTGATATGGCAGGATTGCAGCTCATAGATATGGATCTTGACATCAAGGTCGTGAAGGACTCTTCCGGGAAGATAGAGTCCGGATTGGTGTTGGCGGACACATTGTCACAGAACCAGGCACTCATTCTTCAGCTGCACAAGGGTGAACTGAAAGATGATGTCTCAGTGGGCGTCGGCATCGCCGATATGCTTCTTGATGACGATGTGCTTGGCTGGAGAAGCGAGATTCGGGAACAGATGGAAATGGATGGCCAGACGGTTAACTCCGTGGAGATAACCTCTGACGGAATAGTGATAGATTCAAAATATTGACGGCTATGGACAAGAGAGTAACAAATGACAATTCGAGTGAACGACAGTTCATTCTTGCCGTATGCCTCATCTTTTTCGGATGTTCGCTGTTGCTTGCCGGCTTCATCGTAAGCCCTACGGGTGTCATTCACAACTCCGTGCTTGCAGCGTTCGGCGAAATCTGTACGATGGTAGGGGCTATACTTGGCATTAACTACGCCTCGCACAAAAAAGTCGAGAAAATAAGAGAGGATTTGTATGACCAGATAATGAAAGGAGAGAAAAAAGATGAAAATTCTGATTGATAACGGCCACGGCATCGAGACGCCCGGCAAACGCTCACCTGACGGGATTCTCAGGGAGTACAGGTATAATCGTGAAATAGCAGCTGCGCTCGTTCATCAGCTCCGCGAAAGAGGGTACGATGCGGATCTGCTCGTGCCTGAAGATGAGGACATCCCTCTCACCGTTCGTGCCAGGAGAGTGAACAGGATGTGCGAGACGCTCGGAAAAGACAATGTGCTGCTTGTTTCCATCCATTGCAACGCTGCGCCTCCGGATGATGGCGGGTGGCACAATGCAAGAGGTTGGAGCGCCTACACCACGGAGGGATTTACAGAGTCGGATGTCTTTGCCGATTTCCTCTACGCAGCTGCTGAAGATGTGTTCACGAAGGAGAAAGGATTGTCGGTCCGCAAGTTCCGGGACGCAAAGTATGATAAAGACTGGGAAGCCCAGTTCTATATCCTCAGAAAGACCTTGTGTCCGGCTGTGCTCACCGAGAACTTCTTCCAGGACAACAAGACGGATGTCAAGTATATGCTCTCGGCTGCCGGAAGGAAAGACATCGTGAGTGTCCACCTTACAGGTGTCGAGAATTATCTGAAGAACAGAAAGAGATGAAACGTTTGTTTACCATAATGCTTGTTTGTTTGGCAGCCGTTTCCTGCGGCACGGCATCGAAAGTGTCGCAGGAACAGACGGCTCAGACAACGGTTGCGGTGGTTGACAGCTTGAGGCTCCGGAGAGAGATTCAATCAGCACTGGAGGAGACGATCATCGCGAACCTCACATTGGAAAAGGCTGAATCACTTGAGATGGTTACAGAACGGTTCTCCACTCCGGACAGCACAGGTGCGACGCATCTTCAGGAGAAGACGACATTCAGGTATAAAGGTGAAACCAAAGGACACAAGGCGACATCAGTGGAAAAGGCCGTGACCGCCTCAGAGAGTGTCGTGAAGGACAGCATATCAACCGGTGAAACCAAGTCTGACTATTACGAGGTGATTTCAAGCGAAGAAGCACCCGCCAAGACTTCCCGTACTCCGTGGATTGTCAGAGTTCTGGGGTGGATTGGAGGATTCTCCGTCGTGTTCCTGGTGTTATGGGTTCTCAGAAAATTCAGAGTAATATGAAAGTGACAGCAATGAACGGACAGACGCTTGCCGATATAGCAGTGCAGGTGTATGGAACAATAGAGGCAATGCCTGTCATTGCCAATGCCAACGGCATCTCGATGTCTGATGACCTGGCGACAGGGCAGATAATCGAGTGTCCGGATAAGGTCTTTGACCAATACCTTCAGGACTATGTCCGAAACAATAATATCAAACCTGCGACAAAACAATGACACGAACAATATCAGATATCAAAAGAAGTATGACCGACCAGTTTATGGCAGAGCCGGTCATACGGGAGAAATACGGCTTGAGTGCGAATGACTCGTTTGATGAGAAGTTTTCCAAGGTCAGTCTTGAGAATATATACTTCTTCATCGTGGCTGCTGCCATATTCGCTCTTGAAGCCATTTTCGAGCAGTTCAAGACCGATGTGGACAATCGGATTGCTGAAGCAGTGCTTGCGTCCATTCCTTGGTATCACAAGGTATGTATGGACTTCCAGTATGATGACGAACTGGTCTATGATGAGAAGACCAAGACCTTCGGGTATGCTGAAATGAACGAGAGCAAGAAACTCATCAAGTACGCAGCTGTCAGGGAGAATGCTTCAGGAATCAATATCCTTGTGTCCGGCGATGAAAACGGAGTTCCTAAAGCCCTTTCAGATGATGTTTTAACGGTGTTCAAGACGTATTTGAACAAGCGGAAGCCTGCTGGAGTACTCTTTCAGGTGTACAGCTATGACCCTGACTTGATTCAGCTGGATTTGACTGTGCAATATGATCCTATGCTGCTGAATGCGGACGGCTCGATAATCGGGGATACGGCCAAGTTCCCGGTAGAGAGCGCCGTGAAAGAATACCTGTCAGGCATTGTATATGGCGGCACCTTCAACAAGACTAAACTCGTTGATGCAGTCCAGGGCGCCACTGGCGTCGTCGATGTCGTTTTAGGTGACGTGCGCACAAAGCCGATGACCAGGTCGGAGTTTCTCTTGGCGCAAGGGAATAATGTGGTATCGGTGAGTGGTGCTTTCGCTGTGGATTCACTTAAAAATACGATAAGTTATGTTCAAGAACTTTAACATACAGGCCTTTTGCCTGAAGCTGCTCCCTCCAATCCTCAGAAAGGATAGGATTCGGGCATTCCTCCGGGTTCTGCTTTCTCCGCTTGAAAGCATCCTCGCCCGGTTCAGAAATGTCGTGGTGGATACGGATGTCCGTTTGTCGCACAATTCTTTCACGATATATCTTGAAAAATTTCTCAACGACCTTCTCGATGCCACAGAAAGAAGAATATATATAGCAGATATCATCGATGATTTCTCAGTGTATCTGTCAATGAAAGATGAAGCTGCCATATATGAAGATTCTATGACTCTCAAAGCGGAAGACCTGGATACGCTGATTGTCCCATCGGAGAAACCAGACAGATTGACGGGGCGCTTCGGCGTTTATATACCAAAAGAACTTGATTCGGAGAGCAATCGGCGGCTCATCAAACAATGGGTCGATTATTATAAAATGGCAGGAACCAATTATTCGATAGAAACGTATGGATAGATTTTTAATTTTCGAAGGACGTCAGCCTATATGGCTCGATGACTTCAATTTTATGCAGGATGCTGTTGAGTCGGACATCAAGAAATTGGTGGACTCTCTTTTGGAGCAACTGGACTATGATGGTACCTCGGCCGTCATCTTGTCCGGCTGTAAACCATCGAGCGAAATCACAGCTACAACAACCTATACCGAAGGTGTAATATATTCAAATGGGAAGCTCCTCAAAGTCAAACAGTCAACCGTGAGTAACAGGAATAATCTACCAGGTTCATATCTGACATTTAAAGTAAATAAAGAATATGATACTGCTGGAGATCGTACTATGATTGACTCAGGGGAAGAAAAGTCTTGTTATGAGAAACCGGTCGCAGCGCTTACGAGGACGAACTCTGGGCCTCACCTTGTGCGTCTTAAGAATCTCATCAGGGCCAAATATGGCGAAAAGTTATTGTACGAAGGCACCCTGGACGGATTTAAGTTTCGCTTGGTTCGAAAAGATGAAACCTATTTTCTCTCCGGAAGATTCGCTACGGAAGGAGGCCCATTTACCAAAACATTTACTGTTGTCGACGAGGAGATGCGTCAGGAAGTAAGGTTTGTAATTCCTGAACAATTCCTCTCATCGGGAGAGACGATCGGTATAGCAGGTTATCGCTCGAACCGCGGACAAGGCTCAGCAGTTGTCTATGTCACAGTCAAGCCTGGCACTGCGGAGAATTCGGTAGATGTTACGGTATCTATACCATCGACACTGCCGGAAGCTGCACAAGGTTCCTTTTCTATGATTCTTAAAACGCGGATCTGATGGAAGCAATAAGAATTGGAAATGACATTGTGATAAGGTGGGATATCTTCCGCAATGGTGCTCCGGCAGAGCTGGAGAAGATAGATGATTTGGCCATCGTGCTCTCTTGCAGAGGAGAACAGAGACGAATCACCGACTACTTGATTGAGGACAACACATTGGTCTTCACTTTCTATGGCCGCGACCAGAAGAAGACGGGGGCTTATACATTGACCTACATCGAGAACGAATCCCGTACCGGGATGCACACAAGAGATGAGGTGGATGCGTTCATTCTCGTGGATTCTTCTGCTAAAGCAGGTTCCGATGGCTGCCAGTGCTGCGTGCAGGCGACCGCTGTCGTGGAATTGAACTCAAAAATATCTGTTCCTTCAGATGGATTGTCTGCCTATGAGGTGGCGCTGAAAAACGGCTTTGTAGGCAGTGAGACCGAATGGCTCGCGAGTCTGAAGGGCGATGCGTTCACTCCTGATGTGGCGACAGAACAGGACATCCTCGATATGTTTGGGGAAACATTGTAGAACATTAAAAACTCGCATTATGACTAAATTCATAACACTTGATGCACTGAAGGTATTTCTTCGGGAAATCAAAAGGCACATCGCTCTGGCTGTAAGGCAGCAGGTCGATGTGACCTATGCCGAACTGGTAGAACTGCGCGATAATGCCAAGCTCATTGCCGGTTGCTTGTATCGCATCACCGACTATGTGACGAAAGTCTATTCCGCCTCCGGATTCGAGCGCAGCGCAGAACACCCATTCGACATCATTGTTCGTGCTCTTTCGGAGAATACTCTTGCTGAGGAGGCGTATGTCGCACCTCACAAAGGCGATGAGTATTTTGCAAATGCAAATCTCAACGCATGGAAAGTATGGTACTGTCTGGACAATGATGTCACAAAATATACCTGGGCTGATGTTGCGAACGGAAAAGGCGTCATCTACAGGATGATTGACGAATGGCAGAACGATATTCCCTACGACTTCAAGAATGTGCAGTACCGCCGATATAGGGTGAATGACGCTTCTCCAAAAGGTGAACTGGCGGATTTGGATGGACATTGGCTCGCTTGGAGTGAGACAGATCTTCCTAGTAATTTGAGTGTCACTTCTGAGTTTGTTTGGTGTTATACCTTCAATCACTTCAAGTTGGATGAAGAAGGCATTGCCATTTCGCAAATTCCTTATGATGCCACTGTATATTTCTATGAAAAGGATGTGGATTTCGAAGGCGGTGGATATTCCATAGCCGGAGGTGTGGAAAAAAACAGAATGTATGCCAGATCTTGCACCGTCTATATTGATGATATGATTGGCAATATAGGTCAAGCACTCACCAATATAGTGTGTCATACGTACAATAATTGGGATGTATCCGACAATCAATCTGATATGAAGAGTGTTAAGAGCAACATCTGGCGACCGGGGTGTTATGATATAACATCTTTGGGCAAGTTTACCGCAAATAAACTGGGAGAGGCTAATCATTCTTGTGTATATGGCTATGGTTTTGCGAATATGACATTCGGGAACAGTTGCGGTTCGCTCACATTCGGGAACGATTGTTCAGATATGACATTCGGGAACAACAACCACGATATGACATTCGGGAACATTTGCAATAACCTTACGTTCGGGAACGGTTGTAACGGAATGACATTCGGGAACTACTGTTATTGGATGACATTCGGGAACGATTG